ATCCACCAGGTTGTCGATGAGCGTCCCGAGGTCTGCGGTGTCATCGCCTACACCGGTAAGCAGATTCTTCCACGCCGCCTTAGCCATGCTCAAGCTGCCCGAGATCGTGCTGGCCGCCTCCTTGGCCGTGGTACCGGTGATGCCCATCTCCGTTTGAACCACATGGATGGCGTCTACAATATCGGCATAGCTGGAAATGTCGTACTTGATACCGGACAGTTTTTCGGCGTCCTTAAGAAGTCGCTGCATCTCCTCTTTGGTTCCGCCGTAGCCGAGCTTAAGGTTGTCCAACATGGTATAGTTTTGCTTTGCAAAGCCCTGATAGGCATTCTGAATCATTTCCATGCTGGTGCCCATCTTATTGGCGTTGTCGGCCATGTCGGTAATGGCCTGGTCCGCCTTTTGGGCCGCCTTTTCCGTGTCTCCTCCAAGACTCTTAATCAGAGAGGCAGAGAAGCTGGTCACGGTATTCATGTACTCATTGGCGCTCATGCCAGCGGTCTTATAGGCATTTGCGGCGTACTGTTGCACCTTGTCCGACGCGGTCTTAAAGAGCGTGTCCACGCCGCCCACCAACTGCTCATACTGGGCGTACTGGTCAATAGATGCCTTTGTCAACGCCGCCACGCCAGCAGCCGCAGCAGTCAGGGCGGCAGCGCCCACCTTGGCCGCCGTGGCAAGGCCGCTTTTCAGCTTGGAGGCAAAGCTGGACGCCTTGCCGGACGCCTCATCCAGGCCCTTGTTGTACCCGCTGGTGTCCATTGTGATTTTTGCGTACAGGTCAAGTAGGTTCACCCGCGTCACCTCCGATCTGGCCCAGCTTGGCCTTCATCTGCGCTATGATCTCCTCCCCCGTCCGGGTCTCCTCAGAAGACGGGTCAATGATTTCGATGTACCGGGTCTTAATGTAACCGCCACCAGCGTACTTGGCGGTGTTCTCCGCAACCGCTTTCAACGCATCAGTCACATACACCCGGTATGCCGTGTCCTTCTGCTCATGCAGCCATCTGGAAGCGGCATACCGGGCAAATGCCTTTACGCTGAGGGGGCCTCGGTATTCTCCGGCGCAGAGCCAGAGGAGGTCTCGCCCTGCGCGGAGATAAAAAGCTCAGCGAACGCCTCATCCGTCAGCAAGTCGGTGGCGTCCTTGAACAGCTTGACCAGGTTGAGCGCACCTTGGTATTGCTCCTTGGGCACGCCCTCGATGGCGGCCAGGATGTCAATGATGTCGCCCTTGTGCTTTTTCAGCAGCACGGGCAGCGATTTCCGCGCACGGGCCAGAAGGAACTTCTTCGGCTCCATGCCCTCCGGCAGCTTCTCCCGCCGGAACATGGACATCGCCGCGTCATCCTCCGCAATATTGCAGATGGGATCAATGACTTCGGCAATGACTTCCAGGGTGCGGTCGCCCTTGATGTCAGACAGTCTCATGGGCTACCTCCTCAGCCGCCCACGCCTGGCAGGGGCGGGGCAATGCTGTAAAACTCCATGGGCATGGTGTCCTGGGCTTCAATGGACACGTGCCCGGTCAGCTCCACGGAGACCTGCCCCTTGCCGTTTTTGGTGGTCTGGAGGGTGAAGCCCCCGGTGGAGAGGGCATTTTTTAGGCAGGCAGCCACTACGCCGCCGTCCGCCCGGTCTCCTGCCCACCAGATGTCGGAAAAGTCCGCCTGCTTCAAATCGCGGTTGGGGGTTACTTTGGTGGTGGACACCGTGGCAGCGCCCAGGGCAAGTTTGATGTTTTCGGGGGACGTGCCCAGGGCGGTGAAGGACATCTTGCACTCCCACCCGTCCAGGTGCTTCAGCTCCTTGGTATTGACCGGGCAGTTATCCACGTCCTCACCCAGGTCGGAATATGTAGGCACACAGCTGATGTTGATGCCGCCGGTGGTGGCGCAGATAATGTCCTCATCCGCCGGGGCGGCCACCTTGGCCGGATCAAACTTTTTCAGCAGAACACCGGCGTCAAGCTGGAGGCCGTCAAAGGTGTCCTGGGGGATCACAGTAAAAAGTCCCATGATTTCGCTCCTTTCAGTTCAAAGTCAGGTATTCAGCGGTCAGGTTGATGTACCGCCGTTTGATGTTGTTGTCGGGTTCATATTGCAGGCTCTGGCAGAATGGAGACCCCCGCTTGAGCCAGATGTACCCGCCGTCGCAGGGGATGGTCGCGCCGCCGTAGCCGATGCGCTGGGAAAGCTCCTGGGCCTTCTCATCCGGAACCGCCTCGCTGGTGGTGTGGAACCACAGGTTGACAGTCATGCTCACCTCACCGCCGCCCCAGGCGTCTTCGATGTACTCATAGGTGCCGTAGGGGAACAACACCCCCTCCGGCTTCTCCGGCTCAGATGGCACGGAGGAGGCCCGGTAAAACGGCATGAACTCGTTGAGCCAGGCGTACAGGGCCTTGTTCTTGGTCATGTCGGCAGCTCCTTCCGCTCTGCCATGAAGAATTTCAGGGCGAAGCTGGCGGACTTGGGGGCCACCTTCTCCTCCGGATCAGAGGTCACCCGGTAGGTCTGGCCGGTGGTCTTGTCTCGGAAGTAATCGTTGTAGTCGATGGGGAAATCGGAGCGCACCAGCGCGGAATACACGCTGGTCACGCCCTCCTTCTCTGCCCTCCGGGCCTCCATGGAGGTGTCCAGGGCCTGATAATTGACAAACTCCGCACCCTCGGCCCACTCCACAAAGTAGCCTCCGGCCCCGTCCGGTCTCCGGGTCTTTTCCAGCACTACGCAGGTCCGGGCAAAATCATCTAACAGGCTCACGCGCTCACCTCCAGCACGGTTTTCGGGGCGTGGGCGGCGTCCCCTTGGGGTTCGGAGCCACCATGGAAGTGTCCCGCAGTTTGCGATAGGGGGCCAGCTGGGCGGCAAAGGCGTCCTGCCAGCCCACCGATGCGCCCTTGGCGTTGGTGGCCCGGGTATAGCTGTACCCGCCGAAGCTCTCGCTGGTGTACGCCCCCGGCTGGTTCTTTGCGGCCCACGCCTTGATCTCCTCTGCCAGGGTAATCACAGACTTGGGGACCGCCAGCGCCCAAACAGCTCCGGTAAAGGTCTCGTCCGCCAGGTCCGTGGCCTGGTGCTGGTGCAGCCCATCGTTGAACACGCTGCCCACGATGCGGAAATACTGGCCCTCCGCCAGATTCGGAAGCACCAGCTTCCCACCGGTCACCGTAAAAGTCCCGGCGTACATCTCCCGGGCGAACCAGTTATTCAGATGTGTCAGTACGGCTTCGAGCACGGCTTTTCACCACCTTTGCAGGTTCGGCCTGTACAGCTGCGCTGCTGACGCCCGGCCCCCCACTGGCCCGGTGGTCCGGGACAGCAGGAGCAGCGGGCGCAGGCTCACTCAACAGCGCGTTTAAGGGCCCGGCTCAGTGATGGTGGTCTTGACCACGCCGTCCAGGCGCTCGGCAAACAGGGTCATACCGTTCACCACAGTGTCGCTGGCGGTCATGTTGGTGTAGTCGGGCTCCTCATGGATGCCAATATAGCCGGTTTCGTCGCTGGTGAAAGAGAACGCCTCATTCAGGTCAGCGCCGTTGACGGGCACATAGTAGAGGACCAGGTTGTCCTGGGCGGTGGAGTAAATGGTGCCCTTGGGGACACTGGAGTTCATGAATACCTTGCCCATGCCCAGGAAGTCCTCGATATAGGTCATGCCAAAGGCGGTCTGGGTAGTGATGGTGGCGGTGGCCAGATAGCCGGCGATGTCCAGGGGGTTGATGAAGTGGACGGCCTGAATGTCGTCATCCTCAAACAGAGTCTGGAGTTTGCCCCAGGTCTGGGCAAGGGCCGCCTGAAGGCCCGCTCCGGTGGCGGTGCCAGTTCCGGTGCCCAGGAAAGTGAAGAAGTCCTTGCGAATTCCCTTCTGCACGTCCTTGAGCATCCGGGCGGTGGTCATGCCGACGGCCTGGTCATAGCCACGCTCAATGATCGCCTCGGCAGAGGTGGCCTTGCGCCACTTCTTCAAAGTGATCTCGCCATAGTTCACCGCCTCCGTGGTGTACTTGCTCAGGGGGATGGTCTCGCCCTCGGCAACAGCGCCGTCCTCCAGGGTTCCGGTGGCCTTATAGGTCTTGAGCACGGTTCCAGCCTGCTTGGCAACCTTCCTGGTCACGCCCAGGGCCTCGGTCAGCTTGCGCAGGCTTTCGGTAAACATCAGGGTGAAGTCGATCTCCCGCACGCGGGCGAGGTCGGCCTTCTTGATCAGCTTGGGATCTGCTGCCATAAATTATCATCCTTTCTCAAACAATTCCATGTTGTCGCGGATGGCGGCGCGGCGCTCCACGGGGTCCTGAATCTTCACGATCTCCTCCCGGGTCATCTTGCCGCCGTTGTTCTTGGGGGGCGTCTCGGTTTTCAGCCCCTCCGTGGTCGTAGTGGAGACCAACTTTGCAAAGGCCCCGCCCACCAGGGCGTCCAGCGCGGCGGCGTCCTTGATTTTGCCGCCGTCCAGCTCCAGCTTCTCCAGCACTTCGCCGCTGCCCATCATGGCGATGGTGAGGTTGTCTCCGGTGATGCCCTTGCTCTCGTAGTAGGCCTTGACAGCCGCTTCCTTGGCCGCCCGGGTCTCCTTGCTCTTGTTTTCGGCCACAAGGTCGGTGTATTTCTTTTCCAAGTCCTTGGCCTTTGCTTCCCAGCCGTCGTCCCCGGCGGCTTTCAGGTCGTCCAATTCCTTCTGGACGGTGGACAGCTTGTCAGCGTCGGCCTTGTAGGCCTTCACTTGTTCCTTCAAGCCGTCCACGGTGTCGGTGTGCGCCTCGATGATGGTGTCCACCTGTTCGTCGGTGAGCCCCATACCCTTCAAAAGCTTGCGTGTCAGTGCCATGTTCAGTCTCCTTTTCTTCGGCCCCGGTACTTTGGGGGCGACTGTGATATAAAAACCGCTGTGCTTCGCGGTGTTTACCAAAATAAAAAGAGCCAACCACCGAGAAATCCTCGGTAGCTGGCTCCTATTGCCCTTTCCTGCGCCCAATTACGCAGGAGTCGTATATTTGATTGTTTTTTTGACCTCTAGGACAACGTACCCGT